GGCCACCATCTACCCAGAGGTGTTCCTCCAGGAGTTCGTGTCCATCCAGACGCCGCACGGACGTACGCCGTTCCAGCTCCGCTGGTATCAGAAGCAGCTCCTGACCGACTTCCAGCTCTACAAGTACAACCTGGTCCTGAAGGCCAGGCAGCTCGGGTTCACCACCCTCATCTCGGGCTACTCGCTGTGGCTGGGCCTGTTCCGCGACGACCAGGTCATCGACATCTTCGCGGACAAGGAGCTGAACGCCAAGAAGATCATCAAGCGGCTGCGCTACCAGTACCGCAGCCTCCCGCAGTGGCTGAAGGACTCACTCCCCAAGCCGCTGAAGATGAACGAGACGAACTGGACGTTTGAGAATGGCTCGTCGGTCGAGGCCTTCACGGCTACAGAGGACTCTGGACGTGGTGAGACGGCGAACCTGGCCATCCTGGATGAGTGGGCCAGCTACCCTGCTGAAGCTGCTGACGACGCCTGGGCTGCCATCGAGCCGATCATCGACATCGGCGGGGTCTTCATCGGGGGCTCGACGGCCAAGGGCATCGAGAACGCCTTCCACAACAAGTGGCAGGCCGTCTCCGACGACACCGAGTGGCGGCGGACCTTCATCCCCTACCACGTCGTCCCCCACCGTGACGAGGCCTGGTGGGCGCGCAAGCTGAGCGTGGCCAAGCGCGAGGGCCAGGAGTGGATGATCCACCAGGAGTACCCGCGCAACGCCGAGGAGGCGTTCGTCAAGTCGGGCATGAACGTGTTCGACACCGACATCCTGGTCGAGCTGGAGGACGCGATGTCCCCTCCGACGGCCCGAGGCCTGATGGACTCCAGAGGGCACTTCGAGCCCCACGCCGAAGGCCCCCTGAAGGTGTGGCAGCAGCCCGTCATGGGCGCCGACTACGTCATCGGGGCGGACGTGGCCGAGGGGCTGGAGCGGGGGGACTTCTCCGACTTCAGCGTGATCGCCGCCCGCGAGATCCGCCGCGACGGCCGCACGCTGGTCCAGGCGGGTGAGGTGGTGGCCCGCTACAGGGCCAAGGAGGACACCGACCTGTACGCCGAGGCCATCGAGCGGGTGGGCTACTACTACCGTACCGCCCTGGTCGGCGTGGAGCGCAACGGTCCTGGCCTGGCCGTGGTCAAGCGGCTCCAGAACAGGAACTACCCGAGGCTGTACCGCCAGGAGATCCTGGACCAGCGCAAGCGGGCGCTCACCGAGCGCCTGGGCTGGCAGACCAGCCGCACCTCCAAGCCGCTCATCATCGAAGACCTGGTGACGGCGCTCCGCAAGGGGGAGATCACCTTCTACGACGAGGTGCTGCGCCGCGAGCTGATGACCTATGTGCGCGACGAGCGCGGGTTCCTCGGCCGCCCGACGATCAAGGACGACGCGGTCATGGCCACGGCCATCGCCTGGCGCATGGTCCCCCACAGCTTCGAGGCCCGCTACGCCCCCACCGACGCGGGTCCACCAGACTTCTCGATGGCCTGGTTCGCCAAGGAAGCAGGCATCGAGGTCGACCCCTCCAAGCCCACTGCCAGCAAGGAAGCCTGGATATGAGGCCCAGTCAGAGCGCCATCACCAGGGAGCCGACATCGGAGTCGGGGATGCCAGGCGAGGGCCTGGACACCCCAGGCTACGGACACAAGGAGGAGCCCAATGGTCGCTCACTGGCGCCCCCGCGAACGTACCTCCATCAGCGCACACACCCGACGCCGCAGGCTGGCTGCTTCGCGTGCAAGATCGCGGGAGTCGGTGTCGCCCTGGCCCCGCACGCGAGCACCCGAGGGGACGGCATCGGCATGGCGTCGGCGCTGAAGGAAGAGCACCAGGCCATCGCGGCGGCCAACCCTGGCCGCTTTGAGCGTGTCGGGCCGAGGTGGGTGTGATGGCCAAGAAGCGCAAGAAGACCGAAGAGGAGAAGCTGAACCTCTACAAGGCCAACATCAACTGGGCCGTGAAGGTGATGGAGCCCCAGCACACCGACTGGAAGCGCTACGCCAAGCTGTACCAGGGCGACCAGTGGGAGGAGCCCATCCCCGAGGACGCCATCGTGGTCAACCAGGTGGGACCGATCATCAACACGATCCTGCCCTCGATGTACACCAACCAGCCCAAGCTGCGCTCCAAGCCCCTGCGCCCCCAGGACGCCGAGAAGGCGCCCCTGGTCGAGCAGGTGCTGGCTTATGACTGGCGCCGCATCAGGGTGGACGACGAGCTGAAGCTGAGCGCGCTCGACATGCTGGTCTACGGCATGGGCTGGATCTTGGTCGGGTACGAGTACGAGGAAGAGGAGGTGCCTCGGTCCCAGGACGCCATCGAGGCCGACCTCCAGACGCTGCTCCAGTTCGTGCAGGAGCTGGCGGGCGGTGTGCCCCCCGCGCGGGTGGGTGACCCGAACGCGGGCATGGACGAGCTGGGGGCCAACGCCGAAATGATGATGGGGCCGCAGGGGATGGGCGGCCAGGGGTTCCCCGAGCAGGGCGCTGCGGGTGGTGGCCAGCCACAGGCTACTGGACCCGCCCCTGTCGGGGCTGCGGGTACGCCACCTGGGGTCACCCTCGAACAGGGTGCCAGCCAGGGTGCCCCGCCTGGGCTGCCGATGGAAGCCTCCGCGCTCGGGGGCCTCCAGGGCGGCGGCCCGCAGCCACCGCAGGGAGGCGGAGGTGGGTTCGGCGACATGCTGGCCCAGGAGATGGGCGGCCAGGGCGGACAGCCTGGCGGCCAGCTCGCTCTGCCCGCCCCCGTCCCAGGGGACGCCCCTCCCGTGCTTCGGGCGCTCCTCGAAGAGGAGCAGGGTGGCGTCCCCGCCGAGGACGCCGTCGACCTGGAGGCCACCTCCATCATGGAGGACGGCCTGGAGATGGGCGAGGGTGGCCCTGGCCAGAACGCCATCGACCCCGCCATCCTCCCCTCCGAGGAGGAGCTGGCCGACCTGGTCCCCAAGACCGAGGTCGTGCCGACCAAGGACGACATCTTCGTGGAGCACGTCAGTGCCTTCGACGTCTTCGTGGACCCCGAGGCCAGGCGGATGTCGGACGCCCGCTGGGTGGCCCGCAGGCGGATCGTGCCCCTGGAGGACGTGCTCGACAACCCCGTGTACCGCCACAAGCGGGAGCTGAAGGGCGACACCCCGTACCCGAGCGTCGAGGGCATCCCCAAGCCGCCAGGCATCCCTGGCTACCAGGAGGGACAGATCCAGCACCCGCCCGAGCACGAGCGGGTCACCCTCTGGGAGTATTACAACCTGAAGGACCGCACGGTCTGCGTCTTCACCATGAACCACGACCGCTTCCTGATGGAGGCGGACTGGATGATGCCGTACGAGGGCGCGCCGTTCATCCCCATGGTCGACTACGTGGTCCCCGACTCGCTCTGGGGCTACGGCGAGGTCAAGCTCATCGAGGGGCTCCAGCACGAGCTGAACAAGACCCGCACCCAGATCATCGTCCACAACAAGCGCTTCAACCGCAAGCTCTTGTACAAGGAGCGGGCGATTGACGAGCGGGGCAAGGCGGCCCTCGTCTCTCGCGTGGACGGCGCCCTGATCCCCGTCATCAACGACGAGGACTTGAAGGACGTGGTCCTGCCCGTCCCTGACTCGCCCCTGCCCGCCGACCGCTACCAGATCAACAACATCATCGAGAGCGACATCCAGGCGGTCACGGGGATCTCGGACTACGAGCGCGGGGCCTACAACAACGTCAAGCGCACCGCCACCGAGGCCTCCATCATCATGGACTCCTCGTCGCTGCGGACCCAGGACAAGCTGCGCAGGGTCGAGCAGGCGGCCACAGAGGTCGGCCGCAGGATGAAGGCGCTGGCCCAGACCTTCTACGACTCCGAGCGCTGGATCTTGATTACGGGCTCGGGCTGGCAGGTGCCGATCCGCTTCGACAAGACCGACATCGAGGGCGAGTACGACATCCAGGTGGACGCTGGGTCCACCGAGCCGACCAACCAGCAGATGCTGATGCAGGACCGCGAGCGGCTGTACCAGCTCACCAGCGAGAACCCCCTGGTCAACCAGGTGGAGATGCTCAAGGAGCTGCTGCGGGCGCACGGGATGACCAACCCCGACCGCTTCATCGACCAGCAGGCCGTGATGATGCAGAAGATGCAGGCCATGATGATGATGGGCGGGGCGGGCATGGCACCTCCAGGCGGCCAGCAGGGCGCGCTGCCAGGGATGCCCCAGCCTGGCCAGCTCGGGCTGCCGCAGCCAGAGGAAATCCAGGGCGGCGTCACGGGAGGCGCCGAGGCAGCGGGGGTGCCGTACTAATGGCCAACACGCCGACCAACGACTCCATCGTAGAGCGCCTACGGGCGATCTACCCCAGCCAGAAGGTCACGCTCGGTGACCTGCTGTTCTCCTACTGGTCAGACGCTGGCCGAGGCAACAACGCGGGCGTGCCCAAGTGCGGAGACGCGCTGTACGCCCACTACGGCGGCCCCGAGACACACCTCGGGGACCGCGCCAACCGCTTCTGGGCGGCTGTGGTCTAAGGAGGCCCAGTGCTACCCGCGTACCTTGATGACCGACAGGACTTCTCCGCCCTCTCGGGCGGGAACCTGACTGCGCAGTCGGGCCTGAATCGCGGCCCGCTCTCCACCCCCAAGCGCAAGATCAGCCCAGGCTCCATGCAGACCCGCGACGCGGGTGCCCAGGGCGAGAACTGGCGCCAAGTCCTGCTCGACCAGCTCCGCCAGCGCGGGGCCAACTTCTTCGGGGTCTAGGGGTGGGCGCGTTGCCAGGTCCGAGTACGATGGCAGTTCGCGCACACCACGTCGCACTTGGCGATCTCGGCCACCAGCCGCTCGCGGTTGTGCCAGTGGGACGTGTTGCCCACGCTGAACAGCTTGGGTCCGCGCTCGGGCACGTGGTCGAACTCCATCACGTAGTGGGGGAAGCTCCGCTCGCAGTCGGCGCATGGCTGGGCAAGGAGCGGTAGGATGATCTCCTCCCGCACCCTCTGGCGCTGCGCCTCGATGTACCGCCGAGCACGCGCCCGATGCTCGGGGTTCGAGGAGTCGTAGGAAGACATGACCTCATCATACAGCAACGGAGTCTGAGATGCCCGCACAGATCGCCTACAGGGCGAAGAACCGCAAGAACCAGGCTGTCTTCCAGCCTCGGCGCAAGCCGCCCAAGGGCTTCGCCCCCAGTCAGGGCGGCGGCAAGCCAGGCCGTCCGTCCTCCAACCAGATCCGCAAGGTGCTGAGCGGCCGCGTCCACGGCGTCGCCGTCATGCAGTCCACGGGCACGGGCAAGCCCAGGCACAACGCCCAGGGCAACCCTGGCCGCACCGACACCACGCCCGCGAGCGCCACCAGGCGCATGGACAACGTGGGCTCCTCGCGCGGCCGCAGCAACGGCGCCGCACGGGCCTTCCCTCGGCCCAGGGCGCGTAGGCGCAGCCAGGTCGCGGGATGATCGACGCCGACTTCGCTGCCCAGGCTGACCGCATCCTGGGCCTGACCCGCCAGCGGGCGGCCAGGCCGAGGAAGCGTCGGCGTGCCCAAGCCCAGGCACCCGTCATCAACGTCACGGTCAACGTGCCCGAGGCCTCACGGCCGCGTCGGCGGGGTGTGGCTCCTGGCAAGCCTGGTCAGCGCCGTCGGCCGCTAGTGGCCAACGACCGTGGTCGGGGCCAGCGCATCGGCCCGAGCCCAGGCTGATGGCCACCTCCACCGTCTACGCCGAGAGCGACATCCAGCGCGCGGCCATCTTCGCCTACGACGCCTCCATCGGGGCGTTCAGGGCGGTCGCGGTGGACGTCAACGGTGTGCTCTCGACCACGGCTGGTGGAGGCGGAGGGGGCACCGACGTCGCCATCCACGACTTCGACACGCCCGCCAACCACCTGGACATCGACAGCTCGGGGCGCTTGACCGTGCTGGTGAGCGGGTCCGTCGCTGTGACGGGGCCGCTGACCGACGCCCAGCTCCGAGCCAGCGCTGTGCCCGTCTCGCTGGCCAACGACTACGCCCGCGAGGTCGGGCGGGTCAAGCTGGCCGATGTCGGCGGTGCGCTGTACGACGCTCGGGACACCCTGGACAGGGCCGCCCGCGAGGTCGGGCGGGTGCGGCTGTGGGACGGCACGGATGAGGCCACCATCACCCCCGTGGCCGCGACCAAGGCCCTGGACGTCAACGTGGTCCAGAGCGTGGGCGGAGGAGGCGGAGGCACCAGCCAGGCCGACAAGTCGGCCTTCACCGAGGGTACGGGGTTCATCTCGCCCGCTGGTGGCGTAGTCAACGACACCATCGGCGCCGATCCCGCCGAGGATACGGCGGCTGCCCTACGCCTTACCGTCAAGCGGGGCCTGCACGTCAACTTGCGCCCGGCCACTGGCGCGGAGATCGCCCCCCTGA